AATGGTGCCCTATAGCAATGCTCTCGCGAACTTTAGGACATCAGGTATGCATTGCCGTTTTCGGCAAAAGCATATTGCTGAGAATAACTTTCGGCTAGTCATCGGTCAACAGTCTTCATCATATCGTCCCGCCAGAAAAGCAGAACATGGGCGATTTCACGCTAACTTGAATTCTAGTGCTTGATCTTCTGCCCGGCGTAGATGCGATTCGGGTTCGAAATCCCGTTCTTCTTGGCGAGTGCCTGATAGGTCGTGCCGAGCTTCGCCGCGATGCCCGAGAGCGTGTCGCCGGACTTGACGATGTAGACGCGCGCCGGCCGTGAGACCCCGTTGATCTTGTCCTGCACGGCCTTGTAACGCTTGCCGAGAACGCGCTCGCGCACGGGGTTGTTGCCGTATCGGCCTGCTTTGACCTCGGCTACGAGCGTGTCGACGCTCGCTTGGTCGATATGGTTGATGAAGTTCTGCACCTCGTCGTAGCGGGTGCCGAGAGCGGCACGGCGGGCCTCGCCGTCACCGAACTCGCCGCGCATGACGCGGTCGACAAGATCGAGGGTCGAGCCCTGCGGGGCAGTCGGATGAGGGGTCGGCTGTGGCTGGGGAGCGGGCTGAGCTGAGCCCTTGGGATTGGCGTAGCGGTCCCAAGCGGCGGCGTCGCCGTAGAACTTGTTCAGGTCGAGGTTGCCGCCGTGCCCGGGAAGGCGGCCGTGGCTGGAATACTGTCGCATCATGCAGCGGTACTTGCCCTCGTTCCACGGGGAGTCCTGGTAGTCGGTGGCGTTGTTGTCGGCGTACTGCGCGACCCATGCGCCACAGTTGTGCTTGCGGCACAGGTCCCACGGGAAGACGGACGCGGAGGCGTAGACCACGGGTGGGATGCCGGTGCGCTCGATGACGCGCTTGATGCACTGCTCGAGGTAGCCCAAGTTGCCCCACGCAGAGTTCTCGCCCTGCTCCCAATCGAGGACGAGCATGGCCTTGCCGACCCAGTTCTTGATGGAATCGATGAAGAAGTCCATCTCGGCGGCTGCGCCTTGCCCGCCAACGTAGTGGTAGACGCCGACCTTCTTGCCGAGCGACATTGCCTGCTCGACCTGACGCACGCAGTCGGGCGATGTGTAACCGGTTCCTTGCGTGGCCTTCGCGATTACGAAGTCGCACGGGACTGCGGCGAGGTCGATGCCCTTCTGCCAGTTGGAGATATCGATTCCGTTCATTGCCATTGCTTAAAACACCTTCTTTGTAGCCTCGGCCGCGCCGAGGAGGACGCCGATGCCCGTAGAGACGATCGTGGCGGTCTGCGCCACCTCCCCTGCGTTCGGCCAGCCCCACACCGACGCGAGACCGGTGTAGATCGCCGCCACAGCGGGGATCGCGAGCAGGCCGAGCCACTTCAAGACGTCGTAGAGCCAGCCGGGCAGCCAGTACTTGGCGTAGCCCTCCACCGGCACGTCATCCGGGATGTCGATGGGCTCGACCGCTCCGGTCTCCTCCGCGATTTCGAACTTCTCGTCCATATCGGTCGCTCCTTTCACGCGACGTGGAGCTCCATGAGCTCCTTGTACATGTGGGTTCCCTGGCCGTTGCCACCCAGGGCGTGGTAGAGCTCATAGACCTCCTGAATTCCCTGCTTGACCTCGACGGGGCACGTGCGGCCCCCGAGGACGTAGTACTCATGAAGATCCTTGAGCCGATAGCGCAGAAGAAGCCGGAAGATGCGTCGGTTCATGTCGCGCTCCTCCTGCTGCTGAATCTCCCGGCGCTCACGTTCCTCCTTGGAGCCGCGAATCTTTCCGCCCAGCCACCCGGCGACCCCCGTGATGCAGAGCATCGCGATCTGGGGCAGAAGCTGCCATATCAGATTCTCAGGCATTGGTGACGTCCTTCCAGACGCCCTCGGTGCCGATGGCGCCTGGAACCCACACGTTGTTATCCACGAGCGATTCCCACACCTTGCCGTCCTTCTTCACGCGGGCGCCCTTCGGGTACGGGTTCGTTGACTCCGGCTGCACCCATTCCGGAACGGCGTCGGCCCCGCCATCGGAGCCCCCGTATTCAAGGGTCTTGGCCCATAGGCTGTGTGCGACGTCCGGCGCCCAATCGGGCTGTGAAGTGTGTGTCTGTATGCATGTGTAGAGGACGCCTTTGTATCTGACGCGCTCCCCATCGGCATAAGCATGGCCACCGGAATCGAACTCTGGGAATAGCCCGTAAGCGGAATTCGCAACATCGTCGGACAGGCTTCCAGACTTCCCCTTGTAAATCTCGATTATCCCGCGAATTGCGGACTCTTCCTCTTCTGTAAGTGCCATGGTCGCACCCCTTTCTTTCGGTGCGACCATGGTATTTCCAGCGTGAGATTAGGCGGCGAGCTTAATTATCGTTGCGGGGGGGGTTGCCGTTCAAAGACCCCTTGAAGAGATCTCGGTAAAGGGCGTCCATCGAGAGGAGCGTGTCGTGCGCGTCGAGGTGAACGAGGCCGCCCCTCCAGGATTGGTACTGCTGTTCTATCTGCTCCATGGTGATGTCTCCGGAGTCGAGCATCCGCTTGAGGGCCTTGAGCTTGCGCCTCTCCCTCGTGATGGTGTCCCTGCACGGCCTAACGATCACCCTCCCTGTCTCCGAGTAGAAGAACTTCTTCTTGAGGAACGTGAACCCGTGGGACAGCTTGACGATCTGCGTCTTGCGCGGATGGAGTTCTATTCCGTAATCGCCGCAAAGTATCTCGACGGCCGACTTGACCATGACGAGATGCTCCTTGCTCGTGTGGATACAGTAGCTGTCGTCCATATATCGCCCGTAGGCCTCGACGCCGCACATCTCGGTTACGAAATGGTCGATGGCGTTCGGGAACGCAACGGCGCATATCTGGTTGGGCTCGCTGCCGAGTCCGAGCCCTATGTCACCCTGCACATCGATGAAGCTCTCCGCAAGCGAGAGGACCTTTTCATCGTCGAGCCGGGATGCCAGCTGCCTTTTAAGGGGCTCGTGTGCGATCCTGGCGAAGTAATCTCGGAAATCCATCTGTAGGATGTAGCCCTCGGCGCCGTGCCTGCGGTAGTGTTCGGCGAGATGCCTCTTCATGAGCCTGACGGCGTAATCAGTGCCCCTGCCCTTGATGTTGGCGGAATTCGCCCCGATCACGGTTGGGACGGTAGCAGGGATAAGGACCTCCTGCGCCAGCGCTTTCTGCGGGACGCGCTCAGCTATGTGCACGGAGCTTATGTGACGCCTCTTGCCGCGCTCCACGATGTCGAAGTTGATGAAACCCCTGTGCAGGTCGTTGCCATCGAGGATGTCGCGGCGAGTCCGTACGATGTTCTTGAGGACGTCCTTCTGATAGCGCTGGATCGACGCCTTCCAAGAGACTCCCCTTCCGGCCTGCATCGCGGCGCGGTACAGCGCGTTGAGGTCGGCCACCGCCTCGATGTCCAGGCCCTCGATCCGAGAACCCCTGTTCCGCTGCCTCTTCTCTGCGCGCCTGGTCCTCCGCGCCTCACGGCGCTCGTCAGAATTCAAGGCGGGCACCCCGCACGGCCAGCAATGGCGCTCCGCAGCCGCTTGCAGAAAGGACATGAAATCGGACCGAACGCCGGAGAGTCCGACCATGCAAGAAGCGTCCGCCCTCCTGCGCGGGGTGCATATTCACGGCCGTGTGGCCGATGGTCGCGCCTTCCTTCCTCTTTCTGCACGGCTTTCGGGCAAGCCTACTCGGTCTGGCGATAAGGGAATCAGGGGCGGGGCCGCACCCAGTCATTCGTCGGGGAATTGTAGTTGGCATTCCCGTTGTTGTTGACGTAGCACACGTTGGACGAGGACGAGCCGGACACCGACCGCAGCCACCAATTGATGCGACTTTCAAGGCGTGACCGGGGACATTATACAGAACGCAATCGCTCAATTTCTTCCTCCAAGGCGGCAAGTCTCTGCTCGGGCGTCTGCGCGCCGGTGAGCTTCACCGATTTGCGATAGCCCTTAAGAAGCTCGATCTCCCTGCCGATCATGAGGGTCACGCGCTCGAAGACGTTGATGTTCGAGGTCACGCCCATGGCGATCAGGCACTGCATGTCCTACAGCAGCTGGTCGCAGTCGGCGATGGCGAGCGTGATGTACTTCCTCCGCTCTATCACGTTTGCGCTGGTGTTCGGGTAGAAATGGTCGGCGCGGTTGATGTTGTAGACGATGCTCCTCGCCGTCTCGACCGTTGGGACGCCGTTGAGCAGGCGGTACGCCTTGGGGCACACCTTGTCCTTCGCCATCAGCCTGTTCACCTCGACGCGAATGGCGATGGCGTTCCGGTAGAACTCGAACTGGGACAATGTCCTGTTCCTGGCAAGCACGCCGCTCATATAGATCCAATCGACAGCAACGGTCCGCATTCGCGGCAAACGCCCCGCGCAAGGCGGGGCGTCGTCAAGTGTAGCGCATAGGCCAGGCCTACGGCCTAACCTACGAGGAAGCAGGGGCGGGGCCGCACCCAGTCATACGCCGAGTAACCGGAGTCGGCATTCCCGGAGTGGGTGACGTAGCACACGCCGGACGAGGACGAGCCGGACACCGACCGCAGCCACCAACCGATGCGACCGCCCATGATGCGGTCCTTTGTCTGCTTGAAGATCGGGAACTGGCAATCGAAGCCGGTGCCGTAGCCGGGCTTGCCCCACGCATTCAGGCCGTAGACCTCCACCTCGCTGAGGGACCAGATCTTGCCGAGGTCCTGCCAGGACCAACCCGAAGGCTCGGTGAGCTTGCCGGAGGATGAGTAGCGTTCCTCAAGGAGGACGCGATGGGGCATGATGGCCGCCTGCACCTCCGCAGGGAGCGCCGACAGGAAGTGCTCGTTCTCCCACTCGTGCAGCTGGCTCAGGAGGTAGGGGCACTTCTGCTCGTTCGTCCCGTTGTTGTCGGCGGTCTTCCTCCACTGGATGTAGCTGTCGTTCACGGCGTTCGGGCCTCGAACCGCGACGGTGGACTTGGGGACCATCGCGATGTGATGCCCCTTCGCGGTATCGCCGCACTGGTAGTAGGGGTCGATGGCGCCGATGGCAAAGGCGATGGTCTGAGACGCCACCTGCTCGGTCTGGGGAATGACCACATTGATGTAATCGCCGATGCGGATTCCAGAGTAGTTCGCGGCGCGCACGCGGGAGCGAAGCCAATCCCAGACGTTCGCCTTTTGCTTGATCTCCTCTGCGAAGACGGTTGCGAGGTTTCGGCCCGGGTAGGCGCCGATGCTTTCGAGCCGGGAGTACTCGGCGTCCTGCAAGGCTTTTGACGCGTTGTCGCGTGCGGCCTGATCGATGATGCTGTAGTTTCCACCGCTTACGTTAAATGTCTTAGCATCTGCCATTATTGCCCCTTTCCTAGGCGAGGTAGATAGTCGTGCCGCTCGCCGAGCAGGTCGAGGCGAGCGTGATTGTCGAGCCTGATACGGACGCCTTGGAGCTCGGCGCGTATATCGTCTCGTTTATGAAGATGAACTTGCCCGTGGAGTCGGCGAGCATGGACGCGAGCATGTCGATCTGTGCGCTCATCTCGGCTATCCTCTCGTCACCGACGACGCTCTGCTGCAGAGAGGAGGCGACCGTCCGCGCATACGCGGCGGCGTCGTTCGCGAGAGCCGCTGCGGCATTTGCCGAGGCGGCGGACTGGCTTGCATTCGATGTCGCTGCCGCCACCTGCTCGCCCCTCGCCTTGTGTTCCTGCACGCGCGCGGACTCCGCAGATGTCCGCGAGCCCTCGTTCGAGACGCGCTTGTTCTCGGCGTTCGAGCGCTCGGACTCGGCCTTGATACGGCCCGCCTCGGCTTCGGCGCGCTTGGCCTCGGCCGTCTCCCTCGCCTTCTCTGCGGTGACGCGGGCGCTCTCGGCGCCGACACGGCCCTGCTCGCCCTTCTCCGCCCTATCCGCCGCCGTGTTCGCGTTCGCGGCGGCCGTCTGCGCGGCCTCGGCGGCGTCCATGGCCAAGGTGGACTCGATGTAGTAGACCGTGCCGTCGGTCGTCCTCGCTCGGTCGATGTTACCGGCCTCGTTCAGGAGCAGTGCCGCTCCCTTTGAAATGTCAGGCAACTTTACCTCCTCATTTGGCGATTATCCCGGTGACCACCGCGATGGGGCCTACGGCGTTGACGATGCACCTGTCCCCGGCCTTGGCCCCCGCGCACGAAGTAGTCATGGGCAGGGCCTTGAGCGTGGCGCCGCCGACGGACACGTCGAGCCTCGTCCCGGAGACCGCAGCCACCGTCCCGAAGCGCACGGGCCTGGACTCCGGCGGCGGCGTGCAGAAGATCCCCGCGAGTGCGGAGCCCGCCGCGATCATCTCCGACTCGATGTCACCGCTCATACCTGCGCACCTCCAACTCCATTGGGCATCCTCCCACGAGCGTGAGAGTTCTCTTTCTGATGGCGAACTTGCCCTCGATGCGAGCGCTCGGCCACGAGACACTGACCGCATCCCCAACGGACACCGGGGCGTGGACGTGGGTGACGGTCACGCGCCGGATGGAGGCCGCCTGCGTCCTCAGGAGCTCGGCGGCCTTGGCGTCTGCTGCGGCCTGCCTATCCTTCTGAGTGGAGCCCTCGGGCAGATCGCTGAACGTGTAGGACTTCGCCTTCCGCCACCCCCTGCTCACCGTGGAGAACTCGCTTGATGGGTCGGAGTCGACGGCGGTTCCAATCACGGTCTCCTCCGCCGTCTCGTACACGGCGTGCACCACGTTGGCCACATCGTCGATATCCCGCTCGTCTACCGCTGAGTTCTCGAACCGCGCGGACGCGCCCTCCTCAAGCGCCAGGGCCACCGGCCTGTCGGCGGGCTCGACGTACCTGCTCAAGATGACGCGGCCCATCCCGTCGCACCTCGCCGGGGAGAACCCGGCGATGTCGAGCAGGCGGTTGACCGCTCCCAGTCGCTTGGCCATGCCGCCGCCGGAGTCGTCGAGGCCGAGCGCCCACGTCGATGAGAGCGTGAAGGAGGAGGGGTCTGCGACCACCTCGAGCCCTGCGGAGCGGAGCAGCCCCGCAGCGCAGGAGACCGCGTTCGTCCCGGCTGGCACCGTGATGGGGCCGTCGAACTCGTCCCCGGCGACCTCGCGCAGCCGCCCTGATAGCCTCGCGCTGCCCGTGGCCAAAGCCCCAACCTTCTCGCGTTTGGGAGCCGACACGATGAAGGTGCCGAGCGCGATGGACTCCACGGTGCCGTCCTGGAACTCGGCATCGAGGTACACGCGCATCAGGTCGGCGCCAAGCGAAAGCTCACCCGTGTAGTCGATCGTGCCGGTCTCGTAGTCAGAGTCCTGATTGAATTCGAGCGTGCCGCCGGTGCGGATGTTGCGCAGCCGCTCGACCTCGGCGCCGGTCGCCCTTGAGACCCGCATGAAGCGGTAGGAGCTTGAGAACCTCTTCTTCCAGTCAGCCATTTGCGGGCTCCTCGAAAACGTCGTGAGTCACGTTCGCCGAGCAGCTGAACACGCCCGGCTTCTTGATTGAGCTCTGGAACTCCATGGGGCCGTACGCCCTCTCGCCGCAATGACCGCGCCACCATCCGTGCCAATGCGAATCCATGATCCGCCGAAACGCGTCGTAATCGGAGCGAAGGAGATCGAAGCTCACGGATGTGGACACGTCCTGCTCGTCGAGCGGGTAGGACGCGGGCAGGTGCCCGTTCTCCCCGCCGTCGGCGAAGTGGAACGTGCTGACGCTGCGCTTGCTCGTTTGCGAGTAGGTGCCGCTGTTGAGGATAAGGACCTCGGAACCGTCCACGCCGAAGTTGAGCGCCATGCCCCTTGAGGGCATGTACGCATCGGCTTCCATGCGCGACGAGGTGCCAGACTCGGCGTAACCGGTGACTCGGTACCGGAACTCCGTGTTGAGGGGCGGGATGCGGTCGATGGCCTCCTGCGCGTCGAGGATGCCGCCCGCGACCTTTGACGAGGTGCCGTCCGGCATGATCCGCTCGACGTCGAACGACACGCACTTCGCGGCATCGCCCAATACGAGCTCCCCATCCTCGAACGTGATGGTGCCGAGCATGGACAACTCGCCGTCCTCGTAGGCCATGGGGCCGAGAAGGGTGGAGTCCTCGACCATGTAGGCGGACGTGCCGTTCTTGGCCATGACGTGGCAGGAGAGGCTGCCGTCGTTCGTGACCTCGATGACCGGGACGGCCGGTTCGCTCCAGTGCGTCTTGAAGGTGCGCCTGGCGGTCGCGGTGAGGCCGGAGCCAGCCCGCACGTGGAGCGTGAGCGTGTAGGTGACGCCGTTCTCAAGGGCCTCGTAGGAGCCGATGGGCACGGGACGAAGGTCAGTGACGTCCACGCTGCCAACCACAGTTCCGTCCGGGCGCGTGAGCGAGAGCGTGGCCGACGCGATGCCCGTCTCGTCCGATGCGCTCACCTCCACGTTGAGCGGCGCGCTGTCCACGAGGGCTCCGTCCACGCCCGGGTTGGCGACCCACGCCTGCGGTAGGTCGGCAACCACGAACGGGACGTAGGACGACCACGCACCCCAATCGGAGTGCAGGCCCTTGGTGCGCACGCGGATGCGCCACGAGCCCTTTTGGTTGCACCTGAGCGTCAGGCTCGACTGGGCGCCGGTGATGTCCTCCGTCATGGTCGAAGGCCCTGTGATCTCGACTTGCGCCGCGCTCTGCTTTGTGCCGTCCGGGTGGTTTGGAGCCCACTTGACGGTGAGGGCGGAGCCCGTTGCGTAGGACGCCGTGATGCCGGAGACGGCGGGCGCCTTCGGCGGCATCACGGTCATGACGGAGTTGGAGCTTTTCCACCCGGAGTTGAGCCCGTTCGGGCTGGTGCGGTAGGCGCGCACGCGGTACGCGACGCTGCCAGCAGGCGCCGATGGGTCGTCTATGACCGACCTGCCGCCGGATGTTCCGTGCTCCCCCTTGAATGTGACCCAGCTCTTCCCTCCGTCGGTCGACCTCTGGGCATCATGGCCCTGCGGGTACCTGGCCGCATCATGGATCACGAGCCGAACCGAGCTGTTGCCCGTCTTTACCGCCTCGACCTTTGAGGGGGCGGCGGGGGTCGTGTAGGTGGTGCCGCACGCCACGTGGTTTGAGTTGCCGCCAGGGCCGTGGGCGCACAGGCGGTACTCGTACTTGTGGTTGGCGGAGGTTGAGTTATCGGTGTAGTTGGTGACGTCCCATGACAGGTCCGCGATGTTCACCCAGCTTCCGTCATCCGTCCTGCGGTCGACGTAGACACCGGCCCAGGGCTTCGCCCCGTCCATCCCGGTGTAATCGCCCTGCCATGAGAGCTTCTGCTGATTGTCGGAAACGCGAGCGAAAGAGCAGCCCTTCGGAGGGTTCGGCTTCGAGTAGCCGCGCTGGGGGATGCCCATGTAGGCGGTAGCCCAGACGTCTCCACCCGCCGAACCGTAGCCGTTGACTGTTTTTCCGTAGGCGCGCACCTGAACGGAGCAGTTCCACGAGCTCCCGTTCCTCGGCACGTCGGCGTTGAGGGGCGCGAGCGTGGCCGCCCTCCCCCAGTCGCCGTAGTTGTTCAGAACGACGTCCTGGCCCGCCACGCAGCGGCCGTTGACATAGGCCTCGAGGCGCACGCCGTACTGCGCGATGTACTTCGCCTCAAGGACCACGCCGATGGAGACGCGAGCCGTGGTGTCGTTGACGTTGGTGACGCTATACGTGTCGATGAAGGCGCGGTACCAGCGGTTTCTACCCGATACCTGCACCTCCCTCGTATATGTGCGGCCCATGGCCTACCACCCCTTTCTTGACGAGCTGGCCCTGTCCGCAGCCGCGACGATGACATCGACGGCGCTCTTGATGCTCTGGTCCGCGTCCTGCTGCCTGCCCTCGACGGTGATGTAGGTGTTGCCGCCGATTGCCGCTGCCGCCGGGGCGGCGGTCATGGGCACACCGGCGGAGAACATCGCGCCAGCACCGCCGACGGCGGATTTGATGGTCTTCTGCACGAGGGATTCGCCGGAGGCTATGCCCCTGGCCCAGTCGCGCATGAGCGCCTTGCCCGAGTACGTCGTGTAGCCGTGCCCGGAGAAGGGGCCTTCCTTGGCCGGGGAGAACGGGAAGAAGCTCCTGATCTTGTCGACCGCGCCGGAGACGATTCCGGTGACCGAGCCAATCGCCGCGCTGATGCCCTCGCCGAGGCCGTTGAGGATGGCCTTGCCGGACTCTACGAGCCATGAGCCCGCGCCGGTGAAGAAGCCAACTATCCTGTCCTTGATGCCCACGACCGTGTTGTAAACGGCGTCGACGCCATCCCTCGCAGCCCCCTTGAGCCCTTCCCAGATGGAAGAGAAGAACGATGTCACGGCGTTCCACGCCGCGTTCCAGATGGACTGTATGAGCGAGAGTGCCGAGCTGATCACGGTCTGGACGAGATTAACCCCTGCGCTCACGATGCCCCCGATGCCGTTCCAGACGGCCGAGGCGAGCGATTGGATGCCGTTCCACACGCCCGTCCAATCCCCGTTGATGAGGGCGAGGACGGTGGAGATGACGGCGTTGATGACGTTCATGACCGTCGAGACGACCGATTCGATGAACGAGAACGCCGCAGAGACGACGGCCTGAATCGCCGCACCCCATTGCATGAACAGCTGCTGGATGACCGGCAGCACGGTCTGGATAAGGAGCGCGAGGTTGTTGATGATCGGCGTGAGGGCCGTCGCTATGGTGGTTCCGAGCGATACGACAGCCCCGATGACCGTGGCCAAGACGGGGGCAATCGCCTGAATCGCGGCGGATATGACGGGCAGGACGGCGGCAGCTAGGTTGCCGAGCGCCGACCCGAGCACGGAGAGCGCGGGGAGCAGAACGGACGAGACCTGAGCGATTAACGGGGCGAACGAGGCCTGCATTGCGGCAAACGCGGGGGTGAGCGCCGAAGCGAGCGTGGAGACGGCGCCCTTTATGCCGTCGATGGCCGCTCCGACGAAGGATGCCACCTGCTGGAACGCCGCCATGAACTGCGAGGAGTCCACAGTCGGCAGCTTAATCCCCAACCCCGCGAGAGCCTGCACCGCGATGTTCCACGCGGTCGACAGCGCCTCGGAGACGATGGGCGCCAGCACGGAGCCAAGGCCCGAGAGCACCGAGGGGAAGGCCCGAATTATGCTCTTGCCGATTATCGCGACGCGGGGCGCCACGTTCTTGGCCACGGCGCCTATGGATTCCAGCAGCTGGTTCGTGAGCTGGCTGAAATCGACGTCGTCGCGCCCGAGGCCCGTGAGGAAGTTCGTCCACGCGGCCTTTGCCATCCCGATGGAGCCGGAGATGGTGGTTGACGCCTCCTTGGCGGTTGTGCCGGTGATGCCCATCTCCTCCTGCACCGTGTGGATGGCCTCCACGATGTCGGCGTAGGACTCGATGGTGAGGTCGGCGGTCTTGCCCTGCTCGGCGCGGAGCTTGTTGGCGTCCGCGATGAGGCGCTGCATCTCCTCCTTGGTGCCGCCGTAACCGAGCTTCAGGTTGTCCAGCATCGTGAAGTTCTGCTTAGCGAAGCCCTGGTAGGCGTCCTGCACGCTCTGCATGTCGGAGCCCATCTTGTTGACGTTGTCCGACATGTCGATCATGGCCATGTTGGCGTACTCCGCCGCCTTGGCGGTGTCCCCGCCCACAGATTGCACGAGTGAGGCGGCGAAGCTGGTGGCCTGCGTCATGTACTGGTTGGCGCTCATACCGGCGGTGCGGTACGCCTCGTCGGCGTAGGCCTTCAACGTCGATGCCGAGGAGCCGAACAGCGTGTCCACGCCGCCAGCAAGCTGCTCGTAATCCGCGTACGCGCCGAGGGCAGCACCGCCGATTGCGGACACGGCACCCGTGACGGCGGTGAACCCTGCGACGGCGAGCTTCCCCGCCGTGGCTGCGGCCCCACCGATGGAGGAAAGCGCGGATTTCGCCGCGCCGCTCCCGGCGAAGATGCCAGAGCCGAGGCCGCTGCCGAAAGACTTTCCGCCCTCGGTGCCCGCCTGGCCGAACTGCGCCTTGATGTCGTTCGCAAAGCCCCTCATGGAGGGCATGAGCGTCACGTATGCGGAGCCCACGTCAGCCATGGTCCACCCCCATTCCCAAGATGTCGTCGATTTCCGTGCGCGCGTCCATGGCCGCGTCCCTGTTCGCGTGCGCCTCTGCGAGCTTCGCCGGGTTCATGAGCGGCTCCGGCTCCGGGGTCGGCTTCTTCGGGTCATTGCCCAGGAGCCACATCAGCTGCCTTTGGTTGAACTCGATTCGCCAAAGGAGATACTCGGCGACACCCCATTCGTTCGACGGCTCCTGCGCCCTCGCCGTGCGCGACTGGGCGGGGAGCTGATACCAGAGAAGGGACATCCTCTCCAGATCAGGCACCTCGCCCTCCAATGGGAGCGAGATGCCGTAATACTGTTGGAAGTCGGCGATTACTTCGCCCCTGCTCCCTTCGAGGCAGGAGACGAAGCCGGCGAGTTTTTTGCACCACACGCCTCGATGGCCTTGCCCAACAGGGTCTGGATGCACGTGACGTCCCCGCCGAGACGGTCGATGTACTCCTCATCCTTGCCGTCGAAGATGCGCTCCATCACGTCGAACGCCACGCTGAAATCCTCTTCCGATTTCGCGAGCAGCTTTGCGGTCTTGTAGCTGCGCACGACGTCCGCGTCGCAGGTGAATTCGCCCTCGACGCCCTCGATGGTGAAAGTGACAGGGTTCACGCTACATCGCCTCCGTCTCGGTGGACTCGATGAAGTCGACGCAGGTGTCGCCGCCCTCGTCGCTCAGGTACTTGATGGTGATGGGGCGTGCGCAGAGCTCGCCGATGGCGAGGTTGAGCTCGTCCAGCTCGTCGGACTTGCCCTTGGGTACGACCTTGCGCCAGCGTCGGCCGTTCTTGAGGACGAGTTCGAGCACGTAGCTTCGAATGGTCTCGGAATCGCCGTTGTGGTGGACGGTGATGATTCCGTTCTCGTCGGTGACGTTCTTCTCGCCGTACTGGATCTTCAGCGTCTCGGCCTTGATCTCCGCGAAGGTGACCTGTCCGGACTCGACGCGGGAGGTCTTCGGAGAATCAAGAAGCTCTCCGTTCATGTCGAGGATGTCCTCGGAGTCGCTGTCGATCGTCTCCTTGTATCCGTCCGAGGAAATGTAGCCGAGTACCTTGAATGCCACGTTGAGCGGCGTCTTGATGTCTTTCGGCAGCTCGGTGCCGACCGGGGCGGAGAAGATGTAACCGCCCTTCACGCCTTTGGAGGAGCTGACGTTGTCGGCGTTGTTCTTGGTTGCAACTGTCTTGGCCATGACGGCCCCTTTCACTCGAAAATCGTAAGGTTCACGTTCGTCCTGTATCTGGCGCCGCCGGTTGCGGGGTCTGGGAGCCGGTACGTTCCGTCCGGGAAGGCGTCGAAGATGTTCTCCTCGTCCAAGAGCATCGGCACGGCATGCTCTACGAGGCCCGCCATCTCAGCCGCGCGCCTCCTCGTGGGAGCCCATGAGTACACGGCCACGAACGCCTGAGCGCCGAAGCCGAGGCCGTTGCCGCCGGTGAGCTCCACGGAAATGAACTCGTCCGGCGCGTCCCTCGGCACCTCAAGGACGGTCTTGATTCCCGTGGCGTACATGAGACGCTTCGCCACGGTTCTCTCCACGTCCATCGCGCCTCCTAACGCTTGCCGCGCTTCTTTGAGCGCGACCAATCGGGAGTCTTTCCATCAACCTTGATCGGCCTTACGAGGCACCCGTGGGCGAGCTTGCCCTTGATGGTGATAACCTCGCTGCCCTCCCGAGCCGCCTGCAGCTCGCGTGCCTTGGCGCGGATGAGAGACTGCACGCCGGCGGAGTTGAGCACCTCCCGGTATCCGGACCGCTTCCACCGCCTCCAGCGGAACCTGCACTTACAGCTAGCCATCGACCGCCACCACCTCGGCGACCATGTTCAGCTCGCCAGGCGCGTGCTCGTCCGCGTAGCGCTGCGGCCACCCGACGACCTCGCAGGTCACTCCGCGCACGACGACCGAGCACCCTCGAAGGTCGGCCCTGTAGCCCTTGGGGAAGAAGACCGAGAAGGCGACCCTCACGCCCTCGGGGCGCGTGGCATCCAGGTCGGAGGTGGGGCCGGGGCACACGACCACCCCGCCCACCTCCTCGCGCCTCGGTTCGCCGACGATCGGCTCGCCAAGCTCGTCGCGCCCCGCGTTCGGCGTGATCACGGTCACGCTCTCGGTCGCTATGAGGCTCACAGCTCCCCCCTCTCGATCGGGCGCAGGACGCGCCTCACGGAACCGTCCAGGCCGAGCAGGCGCCGCGCCGTCTTGCCCACGTACATCTCGCCCAAGGCGGAACCGTATGTGACGGATGCCGTGATGCTGCCCGCGCCCTGGCCCGCCATGTTCGCGGGCGTGTTGAGCACGCGGTTGACGAGCATGCACGCGACGGCCGGGGCGGCGCGGTCGAACGCGGCGCTCTGACCCTTCTCATATGGGAGACCGTAGGCGGCCTCGTACTCGGAGAGGAGCATCGCCGAGGCGTCCGACAGCAGCGCGTTCAAGCGAGCCTCGTCCGCCGCCGCGCCGTAGCGGGCCGTGTAATCCTCTGCCGTCGCGAAAATCTCCATGGCTACCCCGTGACCTTCGCGAGGCCAGCTGCGGAGAGCTTGTCGAGGAGCGCGTTGTAGGCGTCCTTGACCGATGCGACGGTTGAGGCGTCGGGGCCGAGCTTCGCGATGGTGCCCAACAGGGGTTCGCCCTCGGCGTTGACGACGGCCACGTGGGCGGGCAGGAGCGGGGACGCCTTTGCGGCGTCCTCGATCACGACCTTCTGCACCAAAACGGACATCTGGCCACCCCCTACGCGCTCTTGAGGACCGCGAAGCCCTTGTGGTCGAGGACCGCGTATGCGTAGACCGCCTCGGTTCGGAACGCGATCTGGTTGTGGGCCTTGAGGTCGACGCCGGTCTGGTCGGGGTCGCCGTACTCGATGATCTCCGTCCAGATGTCGCGCACCATGCCCCACTTGATGAGGGCGAAGTCGCCCATGATGCCGAGGACCTTGGTCTGCTCGGTGGCGAGTCGGCCATCCACGGTGCCGGACACGGCGGCGTCGATGCCGTCGATGCTGCCCGCGTTGAGGTTCAGGGGCACCTCGGGGTAGAGGCGCTGGCCGGTGGCGGGCACGCGAAGCTTGCGCAGGGCGCTGGCGTACTTCTTGGACAGGGCGAACCCGTTGATGTCGTAGTCCATGAGGGCGTCGACGAGCTTGTCGATGTCCTCGACGGGGCTCTCGCCGGAGGTGACTGAGACCGCGTTGGCGGTGAGCGCGGTGTAGCCGCTGAGCTTCGAGCCGCCCTTGGGGTTCACGGCGTGGTACACGACGTAGTCGAGGGAGCGGCCGATGGCGGCGTTCTGGTCGGCGAGGATGTTGTCGACGATCTCCATCTTGTTGTCCTCGTCCGCCCAGCGCAGCTCATCGCTCACGCGGGTCGTGGTGACGACCTTGACGCGCTTGCCCTCGATGGGGGTGAAGTTCAGCTCGTAGGAGCCCTTCTTCGCGCCCTCCTCGACGACCTCCGCCTCGGAGGACGGGTTGAAGATCATGTGGTTGACGTCGACGAACTTCTGCGGCTTGCTCGGGGAGAGCTTCGCGATGGTCGAGGTGTCCTTGGCCTTGTTCAGGAGCTCCGTCACGACCTCGCGCGGGAGCTTGATTTTCTTGGTGTCGTTAGCCATGTCTTCTCCTTAATCGTTTCCGAATAGCTGGTTGATGAAGTCGCGCTTGCTAGAGCCGCCGTCCGCGCCGCGCGGGAAGCTGCCCGGCTTTTCGACGCTCGATGCGGGCTTCTTCTTGAAGTGCTTGAGCAGCTTGTCCGCATAGGCGGACATGGCCTCCTCGTCATCGCCCACGAGGAGGTCGGCGGGGACGCCCTTCGCCTCGGCCACCTTCGCGGCGACCTTGGCGCGCTCCTCGGCCTTCTCCTTGGCGTCGAGGCGCTTGGTGAGGTCGGCGATTCGCTCCTCGGCGGTCTTTCCCGCCTGCTGGGCCTCCTCAAGCTGCTTGGCGGCGTTCTTGTTGTCCTTGGCGCGCTTCTCCCATTCCCGGGAGTGCGCCTTGGCCTCCTCCGCCTGCGCTTTCGCCTCCTCGTAAAGTGCCTTGTAATCGGGTTCCTCGCCGTTCGGCTGACCCTCGATTTGCACTGCACCCTCTTTAGGCATCGCTGCTCCTTCCCGCGCCGTGCGGCGCTCCCGGCCCGCCGTGCGGCTGGCCTTTCAGTTGGATGTGCGCCGTGCGGCGCGTTGGGAGGATTGTCCTAGCGGCGTGAGATTTGGCCGTATCGGCATGAAAAAGGCCGCCCTTTCGAGCGGCCAAACATTAGAGATGTTGATTCGATTAGGAGCCTACATGCCCAGCTGGCTCCTGATGAGCCCCGTAGCGACCATGGCGCACGTCTGCTTAACGACCGAGAGGGACGTGTCCCCGACAGCTTTGGTGATGGCCTCCTTCGCCTTGTTCCAGACCTGCGGCGAGCGGATGGCATCGAGATAATCATAGCCGTCCCACGTCATCGAGAAAATGCGCACGTCCATCGGCTCTCCAAAGCCGTCACTGTCAATCTCGGCATCGATGAGGCCATGGCTATGCATAAGCCCAACATGGAAGGCGAGCCTCCTAATGTCGCCGCAGCACCCGGAAAGGACGTCGAAGCCGATAGTGCCATCCGCTTTCTCAACAGTCAGGAGGATGCAACGGACGAGGTCTAGGTCGCGCTTCATCGCTGCTCGATTCCACGGGCGTAGATTTCACGTTCCACGATGTCGTGAAAATCGGGCTTCAACCCGTGCTCGGGGCGCAGCTCGTCCTCAACATCGCACTCGGCAAGCCATAATTCGAGTTCCTCAGGAGTCAAGCTGTCGATAATGGGCGTTGTGTCATAATCGTCGCCCCTTGATGCGAAATGCTTCTCGTATTCGGCGTTTACCCTAGCGTATATGCTCAATCTTGACCCCCAATTCATCCTCTATTGCTGCAAGCGCAGCCTCCTCCGTCTTGCCGCGAGCAATGCGGTTGTCGTATACCTTGCGAATGCTCTCCTCTGAAATAGTATAGCCCGCGCTTGGCTCTCCGACCAGCGAATACCTGTATAAGCTGCCATCGTGGCACGCGATCACTCCAAAGGATGCTCCACTCGCCTTAAGACCAGCGATGTCAGCGGCAGACGGCAGGGAGCTACCCGGGTGATTGTGGAGCATAGCCACCTCGGCGCCGGATTCGATGGCCCCCTTGATACGAAGCTTCATCTTCCTGCTTGCCCTCACCTCGTACTCGACCTCAGAAGTGGTCACGCTAGAAAGCCGCTTGCCGTTCGTGATGTCATAGGCGTACAGGTCCTCATAGGGAGTGCCGGAGCGGTGCCGCAGGATGCGCCGGATGTCGGCTAGGGCGGTCTCCGGCGGATTCCCACCGAAGGCCTCTTTTACCGCGCGCTTGTATCCCCGGGTAGCGAGTCTCGCCATATCGACCTCAAGCGAGTCCCTAAGTGCGCGCCATTCATCTAGGGTCATACCCTCGCTGACGGAAAGCTTCCCGAATTGCCGCTCGTTCCACGTCAGGCTCTTGTCAGCTTGTATTTCCTCCATGAGCCGCCACCGGTCGAGCCACTCATCGGGATCGTACCCCTCGATCTCCATACCGTCGAAGCCGGGGATGACCTTGCAGCGGCAGTTCTTGTGGTAGTGGTTTCCCTCGCCCGCCGTCTTTGCTGATTTGTAATCGAAACCACGGGAGGCAAGCATCGCGCAGAAGCTGCACGTCTCCCCTCCCATGGGCACCCTCGCGTACCTGAGGCCGTCGCGCTTGGCGTTGAGGCGCATGGTCTGGTTGGCCCGCCTAGCCACCTGGTCGGACGCCTTAGAGGCGCAGGCGAGGATGAAGCCCGTCGGGTCGCCCGAGAGGAACTTGCCGAGCTGGTAGCGCACCTCGCTCTCGATGTGGCCGTGGACGTCGGACGTGTCTATGACAGCGGGTTTGACCCTAACGCCGGAGAGCTCGGCCATGCCCTCGTACATATCCGCAGCGAGCGACGAGGCCCCGTCGCCGAACGCCCCCACGGAGTCGTCGACTACCTCGATCGCGAACTCGCGCACCTGCTCCGGTTTGGCTCCCGGGAACTTCTCGATGAACGCGCTTATCCTGCTCGAAGCGTATTCGTAGGCCTTGCCCTCAAGCGCGGCGAGCCGCTTATCGTATGCGCTAAGCGCCTTCCTCGGCAGAATCAACGCCATCACCCGTCCCCGTCATCTGGTCGACGATCGCACGGCCCTGCACCTTGCGGTTGTCGCTCTCGATTCGCTGCATCTGCTCGTCCGTGTAATCGAGGAGTTCCAAGACCACGTCCGAGTTGGCGAGCTTCGGCACCGCCTGGACCTGCTTGAGCACCGCGTCGCTCTGGCTGACCGCAGAGGGGTAAGCCGGGGAAAGCCAGCGCGGGTTCACGTTGTGGCCCGCGTCGCGCTCGGTGGCGAAGTCGGTGTCGTTCACCACCGCGAGGGCCATGTACGCCACGTTGCGCAGGGCGTTGCCGTTGTCTCGGTTCAGGTTCTTCGCGTCGATCACGAGGGGTTCAAGGGATGCGGCGATGGCATCGGAGCTTGAGGGGTTGTCGTTGCTCACGCCGAAGAAGGACACGGGGACGTCCGTCACGCTGGACATCTGGCACGCGAGGGTGCGGAAGTACTCGGAGAGCGGTGCCATCTGCAGCTGCGCGGATTGCCAGACGGTCGGCACATCGCCGTCCTCGTCCTTGGTCACCTCGTTGATCGCGCCCATGCTCGCGTCGTATTTGTTCTGTCCGTTGGTCACGCGCTTTGCTGTTCCGAGCAGCCACATCTGCGGGAGCGTGGCGGATTCCGCAGCCACCTCCATACGGGCGCGCTGGCGGATGGCGTCGTCCGTGATGCTCATGACGGCGCGGGTGATTCGGGACGCACCGAACGGCCGCTCCAGTGTTGCGCCGTGAGCCATGGGCTCCATGAGGGGTCGCCCCATGGAGTTCTCGTCGTACTCCGCGCGCCACAGGCCGTTCGCATAGGCGATCTTGATGAGGCAGTCCTTCTTGAAAACGTGGATGAGCGTGGGGATGCGCTCGCGGGTGCCCCTGCGCTCCCTCGACTCCGCAACCACGAGACCGGCCTTGATCTCCTTCTGCGCGTCATCCCAGATCGCGCTCGCGGCAGTGGCCGGATAGGCGCTGATGACGGGGTTCCCGAGGCCGTCATCGGTCACGGTCCAGAACCCGCAGCAGTGCTTGAGCTCGCCGATGAGGTTCTTCCGGTACAGCTCCCCGAGAGAGTTGGCCGCGTAGATGGCGCGCAGCTTGTCGGTGGTCTCCTCATCGTCGGTCGTGAACCCGTTCAGCACCGAGCGGTCCGCGAGGGCGTGGACGGCCTTCTTGGGCCAATCGATTCTCGGGTCGATCTTCGCCGCGAGGCTCGCGGGCATGGCGATGCCCAGGTCCTTCACGCGCACCTTCCCAAGGTAGTACCGCTCGCGCTTCGCGTTTCCGGGCAGCTTCCTGCGCCACGTCTCAATGAGGTCCAGAACGAGCCGCCTGTCCTCCGGTTCGAGGTTGTAGGCGTTCGCGATGTCGGTGGACAGTTCCTTGTTGATGCCCATTAGAAGTTCGCCTCCTGCTTCCTAGAGGGGTCTCTTTTCGTGGTGCGCGCCGCGTACAGGGCGAGCGACGCCGATTCGATGGGCGCCGCCATGGAGTTCGGGCCGTCCCCGAAGCCCCAGCCGCCAGCGGAGCCGATGTCGCGCTTGACCGACCTCGCGGCGGACTTGTCCAGAGCTGGCGATGCGATGTGGCCGAGGGAGCCGTCTTTCAGCTCGTCGAGCAGCATCGAGGCAGCGGCCTGCACGATCGCGGGGCTTCCCGTGATAACCGCCTTCTTCGGGAACGCGTTGTCACCCAGCCTTTGGATAAGGGCGTCCGCCCCGGACTTCCCGTCGATGCACACCGCCGCGATCTCGCCCTTGTTCCGGAGGAGCATGTCCGAGATTCCCGCCGTGCCGCCATCGGTGCAGGCCACGTCGTACAGCTCCACGTAGGAGGGGCCTCCCCTCACCGCGCGAGCCCATGAGATGGCCGCAGTCCTGCCGTCGGTGGAGAACTTCACGCCGAAGGCAAGCTTCCCGTCCGTCATCGCCTTCCTGACTTCCCGCTTCGCCCATAGGCCGGGCGGCAGGGCGGGGTTTGCCACCTCGGCGTCGTCCGCCCACCACCCCAGGCGCTCGCGCGCGAAGGTGTCGGGCGCCATCTGGTTGCACTCGCTCTCGACGGCCTTCAACTCGAGAACGATTCCGAGCGAAGGGTTGCACTCGTACCAGCGGGAGCGGTCGTTCTTGTCTCCGATCTCGGTGGCGCCCCACTCCATCCAGGCCATCTGCGAATCGCCTTTGAGAATGGATTTCCGAAGGTTCGCGAAGACCGTCCCCAGGCATTTTGGGCCGGGCGGGGTTCCGAGGTAGATGGTCTGCGGGTTGTGCATCTTTCCGGCCGAGATGGCGGGCAGAAGCGCCGCCTGCTGCATATCGGTCAGCTCCTGCGCCTCGTCTATGATCAGCACGTCGAAGCTCTTGCCTCGCCCGCCGCTGTCCGTTCTGGTGGTGAACCGGATGGTCCCGCCGTTGTTCAGGACGATGGCCTGCTTGCCGTTGGTCTTGCGGACGTATTTGAGCAGGTCGCGAAGCTCCTCCTCCTCATCGTCCTCGAACGGGGCCTTGAGTTCCTGGAACATCTCGTCGGAGGTGTCGCCGTGGTGGCAGGTGTACAGGATCTTCTCCCCGCGCATGAGGCCGTCGAAGCATCGGGAGCGGACGACCCAGCTCTTACCGTTCTGGCGCGGGACGCTGATGCCGACCTCGGAGTTGACGTACATGCCGTCCCCATCGGTGGCGAGCATCACATCGAGCAGGTGGGGTTGCCACGGCATGGGGGCTCCGAAATACTGCGATGCGAGCTCGGTCGCGATGTCCGCCGCGCCCTCGACCCCGTCCGGCACGTTCAGCTCAAGCGTCGGTGTCTGCCTAGGCTTCACTCGCCCACCGCCCTACGGGGCGCGGGGCGCGAGGTTGCGAGCTGCAGAAGCTGCGCCTTCTCCGTCGTCCGCTTCTGGGGTGCACTGGCCTCCGCCCGGCTCTTAGGGGACAGGCCGAGCTGGTCTGACAGGGCTCGAATCTCCGCGCTCGCCTCCTTGAGCACCGCGAGTGCGGGGCTCTTGCGCATCATGGGAAGGCTCCTGCCGTCCGGGGACTTGAACGGCTTGTATCCCACCGCGTCGAAGATGCTGATCCGCCCGTCGCCCTTGGAGATCGCGTTCTGGGCGCTGCGGAAGACCGCGTGCCAGAAGCACAGCTCGCGCAGCGGCTCGACGTCCTGCTTGGTGAAGTTGTTGTCTCCGCTCGGGGCCAGCGATTCCCAGATGGCGCTCTGCACGGGGTCTAGAGCGATGTCATCCGGCATGGAAACGCCCCGTCCGCCCTTGGCCATAGCGCCTCCCTTCTCGTTGGGAGCGATGGTATAGGCGGCGTGAGATACCCCCCCATTGCCCCGAGGTATGCGGGGGGAAATCGGCTATATCGCCCGGGGCGGGCCTTCGAGGCAGGGGGTGGGGCAAGCCCCCCTATGCCGTTTTAAGGCCGCTTGCCGCAGCCTCGGGCAACCACCGCCGAGTCGACGGGAACGCCCCGAATCCGCCCCTTAGAACAGCCGAGAGCGCACGATGGGAAGCCCCTTCGCGCCATCGTCCCCGTCCATCCTGTTGCCGCGCCTCTGGTTGCAGATGCGGTGCGCCGCATCCACGTTGGAGTAGTCCAGCGGGTCTCCCCCACGGCTCACCGGGATAAGCTCGTCCACCTCGAAGCTCCACGGGTCTCCCGCCGGTAGGGCGTAGTCGATGGGCATGCCGCAGATGTGGCACGGCCTGCCCTCCGCCCTGAGCCTCGCCCTGAGCTTCCTCCTCGCGTTGCCGTTGGCGTTGCGCGGGTTCACCTTCCCCATCCCAGGCCTCCTTTTGAATAGAATCGCGCTACAGGCCCGTCCCTGCGGGCACCAGCCTGCATAATCCGCGCCATTCAGCTTTGATTCCCGCATAATCGCATCGACATGAGAAAGGGCCGCCCGAAAGGACGGCCCCGGTGACGCACGGCCATGGTGGACGGCGGGTAATCGGTGCACCCTACACCGCGCTGGTAACGGAACCCCGCCGCCCGTCGTGACCGTGCGTCGCATGTTCGCTCTGGTCTAGGTCTTAATCAACCCTCACCGCCGTCTTTCCCGTGGCGTTCTCCCAGCGGGTTATGATCACGTCGCAGTAGTGCGGGTCTAGCTCCATCGAAAGGCATTTCCTGCCCATGCCCTCGCACGCCATGAGCGTGGAGCCGGAGCCTCCGAACACATCGAGGACGGTGTCGCCCTCCTTGGTGGAGTTCCTTATCAGGTAGGCCATGAGGCCGACGGGCTTCATGGTGGGGTGCTCCGCATTCACGGAGGGCTTGTCGAACTCCAGGACGGTGCTCTGCTTGCGATCCGAGTACCAGCTGTGCGCGGCCCCGTCCTTCCAGCCGTACAGGCACGGCTCGTGACGCCATTGATAGTCCTGCCTTCCCAGGGCGAAGGTGTTCTTTGCCCAGACGAGGCATTCCCTCACGGTCATGCCGGAAAGCTCGCAGGCCCTCAGGAAGTTCATGCGCTGGCTGTCGGCATGCCAGATGTAGAAGGCGGCGCCAGGGTTCAGAACCTCCATGGCGTTGTCGAAGGCGGATTTGAGGAACGCGACGAAGGCGTCGTCGTCATCCCAGGAGTCGTTCTCGATCACGAGCCCGTCCGTCCTGCGGTG